AATCGACTTTAATAGTTTTTCAATATCTTTATTAAATTGCCTTAAATCAACTTCGCTTAACCTTAATATTCTATCACCTTGATTCTGATTCCTATAACCACCAGGAGTATTTAACCTTTTTGCAGCTAATGTTCGATTGTAGTTCGAAAACCCTAATATCCTTTTATAAACTCCCATCAATTCCGCGTTTTAGCTTCCAACACCATAAATTGCTTCTCTTGTTCCGGCAAAATCCTTTCTATGTCATAAACCTTTGAATCAAAACTAATCCGCATTTTTTCATTCAAATCCGTTCGGTATCGAACCGTAAATTCTACATTGCCAATCGCGGTTTCCCTCGCAACAATTTCTTTTTCGTCTGTACCTACTCGTTTGTATTCAACCGCTGCCCAAACAGTAGCAAAGGTTGACCAAGATTTGTTTACTTGTCCTGAAGCTGAACGAGTTTCGGTTACGGACTGGATTACAATCCGTTCATTCATCCTACCTAAAACCTCGTTCTTCTTCCAGATCATATTCCTACAAATAAATTGTAATTTAATCTATCCAATAACGATTGCGAAGCCGAGTATTTCTCTTTTGCGTAATCGCTTCTATTATGGTACATATCGGACAAGACTAATCTAATTGCTTGTCGTATCGAAGCCGGTACATCCGAAGCTGCGTTTCCGTATCCGACTACGTATGTAACCGTAAGCGAATTGATTTCGGCTAATATATCTGGGAATACTTCTCCGTAAGCTGGTGTAATTCGTGCAGCTTTACGATGAAGGTCAACCTTGTATAAGGAACTGTTCCAAGTCTGTTCCACCTCGGATGTGTCTGTATAAACGATTGACGTAACGGATTGAACCGGATGCGCAGTCAAATACAATGTTGGAAACAAATCCGTTATTTTCGCTTTAGGAACTTTGTCGTAAACTTCCGAAACAGTTTGTGTAATGAATTTTTGACCCAAGTATTCTTCGCAATAATTCGTAGCAGCTAATATAAGGTCATCAATAAGCGTATCATCAGCGGATGTGTCAAGTTTTAAATAATTCTTTGCCTCACTTGTGGTGAGCATTGGTGTAGATGGACCTGATGTTACCTTAAAATAACCCATTATTTAGTTTTACGAGTTGTTCTTTTTTTAGCTTGTGTAGTTGCCGATTCCGCTTCGCTTGATGTTTTGGTTTCTACCTTTTTTGTTGGCGCATCAACCAAAACCGCGTAGCCTTCTTTAATTAATTTATCTGCCAATTCTTTTTGAACAAGTCCAGAATGACCAGCATTGTAAGCCATCCTGAACTTGCCTGTTGGCGATTTGATAAATTTAACTCTTACCAAATCTGCCATATTAATAAGGTTTTTTCAATGTAATTCTGTGAGTATAAATTGCAGATTGAGTTCCAGTTCCTGTAATAATCAATCTCTGTCGAACTCCGTAATTATCCCCAGTAACAGAAGTAATTTCTCCATCTGCGTCTACAGAATCAGTAGCAACCGTGTACCATTCATCTCCGCTTAATGCGTTTGATTCTTGAACAGTCAATGTTAAATCAATAGTACCGCTTTCTTGAACACCTTTTACAGTATGATTGTACTTCCAAAAAGAATACAATAACGGACTAATGGTGATAGTATCAGCTTCGGTATCGGTAATAGTATCAGATGCAGTTGTTCTGTATATTTCGTATCCAGCATCGAACTCCGAGTTCCTTGCTGCCGTGAATAAGATGGATGCAGCCAAAATGACTGCACCACCTACTAACATTAATTTATTCATTTTATTTTCCATTTTTGGATTGTTAATTATATTCCTTGAACTACGGAAGCGTCCTTCATGGCGGAGAATGATGCAGCATGTCTAACCGCGATATCCCACCAAGAATTAACCACCAATGTTACCAAGGCATTTTTTGCTCCACTATACGGATCAACTACCAAGTCAATACCAGCCCATTGTCCGATAATTAATTCAGACCAATTTCCGAATAAAATAGCATGAAGGCTTGATCCGTTTCCTTTAGTTAAGTCAGAAGGAACTAATGTAGATACTCTTGCTCTGTATCCATTCAATTGACCTTCTCCAGCTTGTGCGCCATCAACGAAAATGAATTGAGCAGTATTGTTAGCCTTTTCAGCCGTTTTTAGAAATCCTCTAACACCAGGAGTAGTCAAATACGCCAAGTTGCCAAAATCAGCATTGGCAGAAGCTACATCTGTTTCCAATTCGATTATATTAGCGAATGTTGGATTCGCTCCATCAGTTCCTCCAGCTACATCTCCGATTCCACTTGTATTTAAAATACCTGTTGGTTGGTTACTTGAACCAGAACCATTAATCGCAGCAGTATCCAATGCGTTAGCGATTGCGACGCTTAAACGGTTTCTTACCATATTTTCAACGTCAATGGTAGATTGAACCATTAATTGCTTGGAAATATCAGTAAATGCTCCTAATCTATTAGGTGACATCTGGATTCTGTCAAATGTCGGAGATGTTTCCGCGTTAATGTCGTTTTCGCCTTCCCAAGCAGCGGAAGCGGCAGCATCGTTTCGTGGGAAATCAATATTAGAAGTCAAGCCAGTTAAGTAAGTTGCTCCTAACGATTCTGTAACCAATCTTGGATCAAGGAATGGAATCAAATCGCCTACTTCGGTTTGAATAGTAAATCCACCTTGAGTAGTTGTTCCAGCAGTCATATCCCTCTTCGTACCTGGTGTTCTCATCAACATCTTTGGCACAGTCAAGTTTCCATTTGGTGAAACTCCAGCTTGTCTTGCTTCGTGAACTCCTTCTTGGTGCATTTCCGCAGCAACTCCCTCTAATCTACCTCTTTCAACCAATTGAGTAATTGCACCATCCTTACCAGTAAGCCTAAACTCGGTAGAAACCTTTTCTTCTTCAGTCTTTTTGCTTACGCTTCTTCTTGCATCTTCATTAGACTTTCTTTTCGCTTCCTCATTAGCCTTTCTTAATTCTTCGGCTTCGATAAACGCTTCTCTCTCGATAGACTTGTTTAAATCTTCCGCTCTTTTGCTTAATGAATCCCACTTTGAGTTCATTTCTTCGGTAAATTCATTACCACCAGCGGAACGGTGCAAAGCAGTCATTTGCTCCAGCACTTCCGCCCTTTGCTGACGTAATTCGTCTGATTTTTTCATAATTAATTTGAATTTAATTTGTGTAAATATAATTCACGTTGCTTAATCGCATCCGTGCTGGAATTATCTTCCGTTTTATTATCAATATTTAAAAATTCCTTTGCTCTTGCCATTACTGATGTTGCCTCATAAGCCGGAAAGGTAACCGGTGCAACATCGTATAATCGCTTAATTTTCTTGATGGTTCTAAAAACGTTTCCATTCTCCATTCTAAACTCGTCATCTTCTATTGTGAACGCGAATGAAGATTGACTAATATCGCCACGCTTAATGGATTCGTACATATCTCGTCCAAGTTGCGTATCCGGTAAATCTACTTCGTATGCTAATCCTTTTTCATCCTTCATTAGTCGGAGCGTTCCAGATACGGTTCTACCAAGTACGTAATTTTGGTCGTGATTGAATAATGCGCGAACATCACTCATATCGGTTTCGTCAAACGCGTTTGGATCGATTTGCTCAATAAACCCACCTAAATCACCAGATGGTGAATTGAATGTGGCAGCGTATCCGCGTACGGTTTTCTTTTCCTCTCCATCCATCGCTCTTAACTCCAATCCGAATGTTCTTATTTCTTTTTCCATTTCGTTTTTTCTTTCGCTTTCTGGTAAATTCTTAATCTTTCTTTCTGCCCAATCTTTCATCGCATCTCCTCCCCAGGCATCATACATAATTGATCCGCATATTTCGTTTCCATCTTCATCCGTGTATTTTCCTTGGTCATAAGTTTTTGCTCTAGATAAAAAACTAAAGGTCCTTTTAATGGTATCAACACTTAATTTTTCTTTTCTTGAAATTTGTCCGGCTCTCGTCCAGCCTATGGTCGTTCCACAATCCGAACCGTTATCTTCCTTATGCTTAATCGCTCTTTTAGCGTTATTTACTGCTGCCTCTGGATAATCGTTGTAAGGCATATTTACGGATTTAAGTTTTCCTTTGAATTAGAAGCCAATGGCATTCCGTATTCGTCACCACCTTCGTAGCCGTTCAATCCTTCCTTCTTCCTTATCTCGTTGGGATTCAATGCGCGAATATTATACATTGTTTGATACAATCTGGCTCTTGAATCTGTATCTCCTTGCAACAATCCATCTAAATCAAATTTTACAAAGGTCTTACCCCATTGCTCTCGCGGAAATAACTTGGAGTTAAATTCGGATTCGATTCTCTTTGTCCAGCTTCGCAATGTGTACTGCACAAAGATTCGGTTTAATAATTCCGCATTGTTAAAGGTTTCGGATTGACCAAGTAAGGTAACGGGAACACCCGTGATATTGCTTATGTCAGTTATGGTAAGCCTTCTTCCTTCTATGTCGTTAGCGTCAACTCCTTTACCTGTTGTTCTGTATTTAACTCCATTGCTTAACAATGCCGTTTTGCCACTATTATCTGGTCCTTGATAATTCCTATTCCAACTCTCCTGGATTATATCTCTTTGTTCCTTACTTAATGCCTGATCCGTTTCCAAAACGCCTCCGATTTGCGCTCCATTTCCGTAGAAATTCGCTCCGTGTTGGATTTCGGCAATTCCCCTTCCAAGTGTGTCTTGTTGGTAATCGATTACGGATTTGCCAAGTATTCCATCTTCGGAGTACATCCTTAAATGTATAATTTCCGAAGCCGGAACGGACGCACCGTGTTCGTGAATATAGTAGAAATATTCGCCTTCAACCTTGAATTGTTCCCATTCTTCCGTAATTAAGTGTAATCTATCAATATTGCCAGACGAATCTGTCATTATATGAATTAGTGCGTTTCCACCTTTGTAGTTGCTTGATCCAGTAAATAACTGCCTCACCAAAGTTTCCATATACGTGAACTTGTCGCGAGTCGGCTCTGGTCGAAAATTAATTAATGGATACAATGGATGGTTAACCGCTTCGGTTATGTTTCCTTCTTCATCTTTGGTATATACCGAAAACGGAAGCGAAGCGATTTGCTCGGATAGAATTGTAACGGCTCTGAAATAAGCTGGAATTGCTTGAGATGTTTTCCAATTTACGGAAACCTTTGCTCTTGAAGCCGAAAATAATACAGTTTGCCAAGTTGACCAATCCTTTGCTGGTCCAATCTTGGAATAAATGGCTGCCCTTGCCGTTTGAAACGGCTTAATTACACGTTGGATTAATCCCATAAACAAATATTTGCGATTTTTATTGGTAAAAACCAAAAAATAATTAACAAAGTGTTGTTATTTGTTAACTTTTTGTATATTGTGCTATTCATTAATCAAAAATCAATCAAAATGAACGATTACAAAGACCTTTTTTCTATTTACGGTGAGTTCGATGGCAAATTTTACCTTGAAACGTACAAGGATCACAAAGCAGCCTATTCAAGATATAGCGAATTATCTTGGAAGATGTTGCAACGCGCTACAAAACAATGGAAAAGAAATCCAGATTTGATTCCGCAGTATTATGAAACAACTAAAGATGGATTCAGTAAATCAAGTCATTGTCGAATCGGACACATTTATATCGATAGGATTCCGGAAGAACACGAAATAAATTAGTATATTCACGCATCAAAGTTGGTCATAGTTACGGTTTTTATTACGTTGCCGCTCATTTTTTGGGCGGCTTTTTTTATTTTAATATACCGCGTAACCATTTCGACTTCATAACTCTGAACGTTCCGTAATTTTTGTACTTGTTAATTCCTTTTTGTTTAAAATGCCATTGTTCTGTAGCGATATACGCTTGGTGATAACTCATTTTGGTATCGACTATGCTAAAAAAGTAGTCGAAGTATTCCTTGTTGCTCATTTTGTGTAATTATATGAAAGATATAACCTCATCTGCGTTGAATGGTGTTTGACCTTTTTTGCTATCCATATAGGCTGCATAACACATCGCCAAAACGACCATTCCATCGATTTTCTCTTGGCTTTTGGATTTGTCAAACATAATCAATCCGGTGTGATTGGTTTTAATCGTAATATTTCCAGCCATCCATCTTAAAATAGCATCGCCACCGTGCCATACCTGACCTTTTTCGATTAACGCTTCCAATTCTCGAATCGGCTCGTTATATGAAACGACCGTTTGTCGAAATTCGCGCATCGGAACACCTTCCGCATATAGTTCCGAAGCGAATTGAGTGCTTTGCCAAGGATCATAATATATTTTTTGAATTGCATAATTATCCATTGCTTCGTTAATGTCGGTGCGAACTGCATTGAAATCGGTTACATTTCCTTTCGTTAGGTTTAAATTTCCATCCTTTGCCCAGTCCAGATAAGGAACTCCATCCTTTTTGGCTCTAAATTGCGCACCTTCTTCTGGACAGTAGTATTTTGCCTTAAATATGAAACTATCTCTATCTGGTGTTGGTGGGAACAAGATCCCGAAACAAGTTAAATCCCATTTGGTA